GTTAATCGGTGAATTACGACGCATGGGTATTCCCGTATCCGAGTTTACCCCAACCCGCGGAAATGATAAGATAGCCCGATTGAATTCAGTAACAGATTTGTTTGCGTCTGGCAAGGTTTGGGCGCCTGAGAAAAGATGGGCGGAAGAGGTCATTGAAGAGATGGCGTCTTTCCCTAATTCGGATCACGACGACTTGGTGGACTCCTCAACCCAAGCTTTAATTCGCTTTAGACAGGGCGGATTCATTAGACTTCCATCCGATGAACCCGACGAACCGCAGTATTTTAAATCCCGACGTAATGCTGGGTACTATTAACTAGGAAAAACATATGGCAATTGATAAAGCTCTCTACCAAGCCCCCGAAGGGATTGACGCTTTGGCTGAAAAAGAACAGCCACTAGAGATTGAAGTGGTAGATCCCAAGGAAGTTACCATTGGAATGGACGGGTTAGAGATTACTTTAACGCCTAACAGCGAGAAAAGCGATGATTTCTACGCTAACTTAGCTGAAGAAATTGATGATCGCGTCCTAGTTTCGATTGCCAGCACTCTTATAGAAGACTTCGAAGGCGATATTGGCGCGCGAAAAGACTGGATTCAAACTTATGTGGACGGATTAGAGCTTTTAGGACTCAAAATTGAGGAAAGAAGCGAGCCTTGGGAGGGTGCTTGCGGCGTTTATCACCCATTATTGAGCGAAGCCTTAGTTAAATTCCAAGCAGAAACCATGATGTCCATCTTCCCAGCGTCAGGACCAGTAAAAACCCATGTTATTGGTAAGGAAACACCAGATAAAAAAGCTGCGGCAGAGCGTGTTCAAGAGGATATGAACTACGAATTGACGGAAGTCATGCAAGAATACCGCCCAGAAACCGAAAGAATGCTGTGGGGCTTAGGTTTAGCAGGTAATGCGTTCAAAAAAGTCTACGAAGATGAGCAATTAGGCCGTCAAGTAGCGATGTATGTGCCAGCCGAAGACATGGTTGTGCCTTACGGAGCTTCAAGCCTAGAGTCTGCGGACCGAGTAACCCATGTTATGCGCAAAACTGAGAATGAATTGCGCGCTTTGCAGGTGGCAGGGTTCTATCGCGATGTTGATATTGGTGATCCAGTCAATGCGCTGGACGAAGTAGAGAAAAAGATTGCAGAAAAGCTAGGATTCCGCGCTACTTCTGATGATCGCTATAAGATTTTAGAGATGCACGTTAACCTAGACTTAGAAGGTTACGAGCATACCGATGAAGATGGCAATCCTACTGGAATTGGTCTGCCATATATTGTAACCATTGAAAAAGGCACAAATACGGTATTGTCTATCCGTAGAAACTGGGAGCCAGATGATGAGAAACACAAGAAACTCCAGCACTTCGTCCACTATGGGTATATTCCCGGCTTTGGTTTTTATTGTTTTGGTCTCATCCACCTTATTGGCGCTTATGCTAAAAGTGGCACTTCCATTATACGTCAGCTGGTTGATGCAGGCTCCCTCGCAAATCTGCCGGGTGGCTTTAAGACCCGTGGCTTGCGCGTCAAAGGCGACGACACACCAATAGCGCCGGGCGAGTTCCGTGATGTAGACGTACCTTCTGGCGTGATGCGCGACAACATCATGCCTTTACCATACAAAGAGCCAAGCCAAGTCTTAATGGCGTTGCTCAATCAGATCGTAGAAGAAGGCCGTCGCTTTGCAAATACAGCCGATCTACAGATTTCGGATATGTCTGCTGCCGCGCCCGTCGGCACAACGCTTGCTATCCTTGAGCGTACCCTCAAAGTCATGTCTGCAGTCCAAGCCCGTATTCATTACAGCTTAAAACAAGAGTTAAAGCTATTAAAGAAAATTATCGGTAATAACGCACCGGTAGATTATGACTATGAGCCAGAAGAAGGTAGCCGTAAAGCCAAGCAGTCTGATTACCATAACGTAGATGTCATTCCTGTCAGCGATCCTAACGCATCCACGATGGCGCAGAAGATTGTTCAATATCAGGCTGTCATGCAGTTGGCACAGCAGTCGCCAACACTTTTCAATATGCCATTACTCTATCGCCAAATGCTAGATGTATTGAGCATTAAGAATGCGCATAAGTTGATTCCGTTGCCAGAAGACATGATGCCTAAAGATCCCGTCACAGAAAATCAAGATATCTTGATGATGAAGCCAGCAAAGGCATTCCAATACCAAGATCATACGGCTCACATCACAGTGCATATGTCTGCGATGAAAGATCCTAAGATTATGCAGTTGTTGCAGGGCAACCCAATGGCACAGCAGTTACAAGCCGCGATGATGGCGCATATCAATGAACACCTTGGATTCCAGTATCGCGTTGAAATTGAAAAGCAGCTCGGTATGTCCTTGCCTCCCCAGCAGGACGAGTCTGGCGAAGATGTCCACATGGATCCAGAAGTCGAAGCCCGCCTTGCACCATTGTTGGCGCAGGCTTCCCAGCGTTTACTCCAGCAAAACCAACAGCAGGTTGCAGCGCAACAAGCCCAGCAACAGGCTCAAGATCCGCTTGTCCAGTTACAACAACAGGATATGCAGATCAAAATGGCAGAGCAAAAACGCAAAGCTCAAAAAGATCAAAACGATTTAATGATCGAACAAGAGCGTATCAAAGTAGAACGCGCCCGTATCGCCTCACAAGTGGCTATGGACGCAGCCAAATCTCAAGCCCAAATGGAAACTTCCGAGACAGTTGAGAAGATGAAGATGGGCATAGATCTTGTGAAGCATATCTCTGAAAAAGACAAGGCACATCAGTTACAGAACAAACAACTGATAACTAATGTTGCACTGCAAAAAAGCAGAGAAGGACATGAAGCACAAATGAAACAAATGGAGCCAAAACAGAAAGGTGAATGATGGACGCTTTTGAAGTTTTAGTCACAGAACTAGACAACAAAGCAGCACAACTTAAAGAATGGATGGCGGCAGGAAACGCACAGTCGTTTGAAAGCTACCAAAAAATTTGCGGGGAGATACAAGGTCTTCTCTTTGCAAAGCAGTACGCATTAGACCTTAAACACAGAATGGAACATTCCGACGATGAATGATTTAAATTTAGCACAAGCAGTAGATTTATCAGCAGTACTCGACAAGAGCCAAGAGGAAAAAGCCAGTCAACTTCCAAAACCCCAAGGATATCGCATTCTTTGCGCCATTCCTGAGGCTGAAAAAGAGTTTGACAGCGGCCTAGCCAAAGCAGACGTCACCATTAAAAATGACGAAATTCTAACAACAGTCCTATTTGTTGTATCCCTAGGACCTGATTGTTACGCAGATAAAGAGCGTTTCCCCACCGGACCTTGGTGCAAACAGGGTGATTTTATCCTTGTGCGCCCCAACGCTGGAACACGCCTAGTAATCCACGGCAGAGAATTTCGCATTATTAACGATGATTCCGTAGAGGCAATTGTGGACGATCCACGCGGAATTACCCGCAAATTTATTTAAGGAGCCAAACGATGGCAGAATTACAGCAAGAGGAATATAAGTTTCCTGATGAGATGAACGCACCAAAGGCCGAAATCAATATGCAGGTACCTGACCTCGAAATTGAAGTAGAAGACGATACCCCTGAAGAAGATCGCGGCAGATTTCCTGCCAGCCCTGAAACCATCAAAAAGATAGAGGTCGAAACCGATGAGTTAGACCAATATAGCGCTGATGCGAAGAAGAAGATCATTACCATGAAGCGCATTTATCACGACGAACGCCGTCGTGCTGAAGCCGCAGAACGGGAACGCGAAGCAGCGATTCAGGCCACTAAAAAGCTATTAGAAGAAAATAAACGTATCAAACATATGCTGACAACGGGTGAGCAAGAGTATGTTACGGCTGTTAAGAACACCTCAGAAATGCAACTGGAAATGGCTAAAAAAGCCTATAAAGAAGCATATGACTTAGGAGATTCTGATAAGTTAGCAGAAGCCCAACAAAAGATGGTACAAGCCAGCCTTGAATTGGACAAAGCAAAGAATTTTAAGCTACCTACTTTACAAGAAGATAACTTTGATGTAAAAATACAACAAAATGATCCAGTAGCGCCACGCCCAGACGACAGAGTTATGGAATGGCAGGCTGAAAATCCTTGGTTTGGTCAAGACGAAGAAATGACCGCATCAGCATTAGGGCTACACGAAAAGCTCAAGCGTCAAGGAGTAAAGATTGGATCTGAAGAGTATTACGCGCAATTGGACAAAACAATGCGTAAACGTTTTCCAGAAGCTTTTGAGAAAGAAGCGGAAGAAGAAGCAGAGCCAAAGGACGAGCCTAAAGCAAAGCCCAAAACTATTGTTGCTCCGGCCACTAGGTCGACGGCCCCTAAAAAGGTCAAGCTAACTACTACACAGGTAGCCTTAGCTAAAAAATTGGGATTAACCCCAGAGCAATATGTCCGTGAACTTTTAAAACTGGAGAATTAAGATGACTAAAGCAACTAGAGAAGTAACCAATCGTGAATTTGATGAACGTCCAAAATCATGGGCGCCACCAGAATTACTACCAGAACCTGACAAACAGGCTGGATTCGAATACAGATGGATTCGAGTTTCAATGCTCAACCAAGCTGACCCACGCAATCTTTCATCCAAGATGCGAGAAGGCTGGGAACCAGTGATGTCGGAAGAGCAGCCGAAGTACAAGTTGTTAGCCGCTCGTGAAGGTCAGTTTAAAGACAATATCGAGATTGGTGGATTATTACTCTGCAAACGCCCTGAGGAGTTTGGTGAACAGCAAGCTGCATATTACGCTGAGATGACCAGACAACAAGCGGAAGCTGTAGATAATAATTTAATGCGCCAGAGCGATGCTCGTATGCCTATCTTTAAAGAAGGTAAGTCTACGACTAGCAAAGGTACTAAAAATTAATTAAGGAGATTTAAATGGCATATCCAAACGTACCAAGTACATATGGTTTTAAGCCTGTAAATCTTATTGGTGGTCAAGTTTTCTCTGGTTCGACACGTCAGTTGCCAATCCAGTACGGCTTTAACACTAATATTTTTTACGGTGACGTAGTAGGTATTGCACGTGGTTTCGTAACACGTGAGACTGTAACCACAGGCGCTGGTGCAACCACCGGTTCTTTGGGTTCAGTTGGTATTTTCTTAGGTTGTAACTACACAGATCCAGTTACCAAGCAAAAGCGCTACAGCCAATATTGGCCAGCTGGCACCTTAGCTGGTGATGCATTTGCTGTTGTTACCGATGATCCAGATACCGTATTCCAAGTTGCTGTTGCTGCTACCGCTGGCGCTCAAGCCATTGGTTCTGTTGCTACTGCAATGATCGGCTTGAATATTCAAGGTTCCGATTTGGCTGGTAACGTAAACACTGGTGATTCTTATAACGGCGTTTTGGCCAGTGCAGTTGCAAGCACTTCAACATACCCATTCCGTATTGTTGATTTGAAGCGCGACTCTGCTG